TAGTCAACTTTGGACAGAAGGACATCGAACGACATCCTGCTGTCAAGGAGATATTAGAAATTTACGGCGATTAGGCTGTAAGGGCTGCTATGCGTATAAGCGTAGCAGCCAAATTAATCTCTGGATCAGCAACTAACGTATGATCAACTAGCCCTTGCTTGATTACTAGGATAGCCTTATCCTGTATCGCTTCATGTTCGCTAATTAAATCTAAGTTGTCATAAAGCCAACGATAGATATCCTCCATCTCCTCAGGACGAGCAGCCTTACAGATCATCTTTCGGGCATCGTTAATCTTACCTGCCTTAAACATAGTAACCATGTCTAAGCGCCAATCGGCTTCGTTCTTATCGCTCTTGTTTGGAGGTAGTAGAACTCCAGTTCCAGAATTCATCTGTACTGAATTAATACACTTCCTTAAATCAGGATAAGTTGCCTTTACATATGTGTCTAGCGTATCTAAATCTAGATCAATTGATTCCTTAATGAGGATAGTTGCTACACGGGCAGTAAACTCTTCCCTATCAACTGTTTCAATATGGAAGCCCTGACAGCGACTGTGTAGTGCTGGAATAATCTTCTGGGGATAGTTACAAGTTAAGATGAATCGCACAGTGCTACTATAATCTTCCATTAGATTACGCAATGCGGGTTGTACACTCATAGGATTGAGGAAGTCAGCTTCGTCAATGATAACAACCTTGAACGCACCAAATGGAATAGTTTGACAGAATGAGATTAACTTATCAACCCATTCAATCTTACGGCCTTCCTTAGATCCATTCGAGAACATAATATCATATTCGTTGATATCTAGTTCATTGCAGAGTATCTTAGCAAGTGTCGTCTTACCAATGCCAGCAGATCCACTGAATAGTAGATGCGGAATTTCTTTCTGTTTGATCCAACTTTCAATCTGTTGTTTCTGTCCTTCATCACGGAAGACATATTCATTAATTGTATTAGGACGATATTTTTCTACCCAAAGATATGTCAACGTAGCATCTCCAAACTTACGATCTTAGCAAGTTCTTCACTAAAGTTCTGTTCAGCATTTATAACATAAAGTTTACAGTCAGTACGGTCTTTATGTCTATCATATTTACGGAACTCTACGATATTGCCGCCCGTGGCTCCATACAGTCGGATAGTTAGTCCGTCAATTGCCCCGATACTTGGCTCGTCGATAAGCTGAGTTAATCTAACTGGATTAGCTGGCTCACATTGGGCACGATGCCAAGCCTCTCTACACTTTTTATCAAACCAACGCTGTAAAAAGTTCATCTTTTTAGTTTCCTTGTTATCAGGTGCTTCTCTACTAAGTGTTGTCTTTTGTATTGTATAAGGTCCGCTCACTTACGATTTTCCTGCTCTTATTAAGATAACGCCCCAAGGTTCGTGATTGATAGAAAACCCTAGACTCAACAAGTAAGGAATAGCCGCCCCACATTTTCCACAATATATGCCTTGATTATCTAATACCCATGTGTCGTCACACACAATGATGCATTGATCAGCAAGCATGTTTGTTAATTTAATACTTTGTATTAGATGTGTTTTTTGGCTATTAAGGTTATTCATTTCTAAGTTATAAATGTTTTTATAATCTGTTATCTGATTCTGTATCCAATCAGGTGTATCTAAAGGATGCCAATTCCAATCAAAATTATCTAGCAACACTATACTAAATTTTAAATGATTATTTTGATCTAGAAAATCTTCTCCTTTTAAATTATAAAATTTAATAGGATTACTAGTATGTTTTTGTGTATTATATGAAATTAGAGTTTTGTCTATATCTACAGAGTGAAGTATTTTATTAGAATTATGTGCTATGCTTCCTAGGATAGCAGTACTTCCTTCACCTCTTTCGGATCCTATTTCTAATAGATCATCTGTAATTACAATTTGATCTATATAATTATTAATTCTAGAAAAGTCCATTCCCATTATAACATTCCTTTCTTTATGATTCCGCTCACTTACGATTTTCCTGTCCCATTCCTGCAATTATTAAAAATATGTAAAGTAAAGGCCAAGCCCATCCTGTTATATGATCAGTTAAGTGTAATGTCATAAGCACAATGCCAGTTAATCCAGCAGTACCTATACCAGAACTGGCATTGCTAAACTTCATAGATCGCCAGCCTTTCGATTTTCACTATAATACGCATCAAATGCCCCACCTGGATATCGAGCTTCTAGCTTACGCACATTTTCAGCCACAACTTCATTAGGATCATATCCAAGAGCACGACAAGCATTAGTCCAATACCAGATGATATCTCCAAGTTCACGCATTAGATGGAAACGATTATCTTCGTTAAAAGGCTTTCCTTGGAACAACATCTTCTTAACGATTTCGTTAAACTCTCCACCTTCGCTAGCAAGTCCAATAGCAGCAGTTGTTAATAGAGCTATATTAGTATCCTTGTCTAGTTCACGCATACGATTTATTAGTGCTTCTGTATCATTTGATTCACTACTCGTAACAACACTAACAAATTCTGTATAACGATTTAGATCAATCTGCTGTGACATACACATCCCCTGGCTTCTTATCACTAGTAATCATGATAGCATCTTTATCAACTCTACGCAAGACCCGCATTTTGCCGTTTTCGTCTTCTACGTTCATGCCTCTAGTCCAACGACCGTGTTCAATTAGAACCCAGTCTCCAACCTGTACATCTAGATTCTTATGACCCACAGCATAGACTTTCCCCCAGCGTGGTTTAACACCCATAGTCTTACCGTCATCACTTTGGATGATGATTCCACCTTTACTGATCTGTTCGCCAAATTCCATCTCTTCTACGATCACGTGATCACGGATCGGTAGCAAATTGCCCTTAGTAATCATTTCTTACTCCGTTGGTTCTTCTTTTTGTATAGTCTTAGTAATAACAGATGTAGGATGGTCTACTCTACGAGTCTCAACATTTTTTGGTTCTGGAGTTTGAGCAACTGGCTCAATGTGTTTAGGTGTTGGAGTTGTTACAGTTTCGTTAACATGCTGCGGAACTGGTGTATCAACTCGACGCCTTACTCTATTTTCAATAGGTGTAAAGTTTTTGTTATTCTCGTAATATTCTGCTACTATGTCCTCACGCTTACGGACGATTCTTCCACCTGGTCCGAGTTCATCACCTCGAGCATTAACTGGAATGTTTCCAATAGCTGGAACAAGTTCATTCTTAGCTGCTAGCTTTTCTAGATCAACTAATTTACCCTGCATACTTCTATATTGCTTTCTAACTGCCATTTTCATTCTCCTATTTTAAGAATTCATTTATATCTAATTGATATTTAAGTGAATTGATCTTGTGTATTCCTAAAAGATATAGACAATAGCTAGCAACACTAGATCCTCTACCTACACCCCATAGTATATTATTTGCCCTAAGCGTGTCAACCAAAAAGATCAGGAAACGCAATAGATCCATCATGTCGTGTTTTTCAAACAGTTCTAGTTCCATATGTACCCTAGCTTCTTCCTCTGCCGTTGAACAGAGATTTAATAGATATGGCCCAGCTGAAATCTTTTTATATTCAAAGGGCATTAGCCAACTATGTTGGTTCGGACAATCAAACTTCTCAATATCTATCTCTTCTGTGTCCTCGGGCAGAGGAATTGGCCAATCGTCTAAAGCATTCTCTCGGACGAATTCCACATATTGTAGATATTCCTCGTCAATCCTAACTTTAGCTAGATCGATCTTATCTAAATTTCCTCGATAAATCTCTTCTATGATGTCTTTGCTCGTGAAAGCAATGCGACCTAGTTGATCAGTGTACATCTTTCCCGCCTGGGATAAGCTTAAAGACTTTACCCTTGGCAGCTGGCTTGTTAAATGTCTCAGCCTCTTCATATTCTTCTTTGAAGATTTCACGCCATTCAAAGTCACCTTCATAGAGTTTACCATCTGTTAGTAGATCATATGTAGCTGAATCAGGTCTATTCCACCATGGTTGATGCTTAACCTTATCATCGCCCCACCAGTCAGCTCTCTTTGGAACTAGTGCTTCAAGTTCTAGAGAATTAGCAGTAATAGTATAGCAAATATCTTTTCCAAGTTCACTAGTGATAGTGATATAATCCATTTCTAGATTCTCACCTACTATATTCAATAGCTTAAGGAATACTAGACTTCCTACTACTTGATCATTTCCCTTACCCGGAACCATGATCTTGTTATTTTTTAGATCGTTTAGTACTATTGAATCATTATAATCTGTTTTATCAAAGATAATTGCATTTGACATTAACATGCTAAAGAACATATCAATCTGATCAAGTCCGATATCGTTTAGTACAGGATTTGGGTTGATGCTGAAGAATCCAATTTCAAACTTATATTGATTGGTTAGCATTATGTTATCAACGAACACCATGCTGTTTACGGTAGTTGCCCACTTGTGGGGAAGGTTTCTAGTTGATTTTGATGAGGTCATTTAAACTATTATCTCCATTTTCAGCAGCCTTCTTGCTTTTTTCAAGGGCTCTGTTTTGCTTTTCACTATTGTAACTATCTAATAGTAACACAATCTGACTAGCAATGCTAGGAGAAAATCGTAATGCTTGATAATATCTTTCCGTAAGTTCCTGGACTTTCTTATCCAATTCTTGATCAGAGAGTCCAGTAAGAGTTGGGGCTAATGGATGCATTAACTAAATGTACCTACTAAATCCATAAACAAAGTAGCACCACCGTCGTATGTCCAAAAGTCAACTACTTTATGTGCAGTAGAACTATTAACTGTTACTGGATTTATACTTCCATTCTTTTTAATAGTACCTGCATCAACAGCAAAAGTAATATCGTGGCTTTCTCCAGATACTGTGCTAGTAAGATGTACTCGTATACGAGCAGCAGTAGCAGGTGTAGCTATCGGAGGAAAATTTGTAAATGTAATTGTTGTACTAACGCTAACTGCAACTATAGCTACCGAACCTGCACTATAATCGATCGTACCAGTTGAAGTATCAATTTGATTAACTGTGTTAACTACTTCTCCACAATTAACAAACTTTGCTTTCTGTACCTGTTGGAAATTGAAATTACTAGTAGCATTAGTCTTTGCAGTATTGTTTTGTAAATCTTCAACTTCGCTCTTAGCAGCTTCTAGACTATTCTTAATAAATTGGAAGTTATCTCTGAACCCCTGGCTATCATTATCCTTTCCTGCGATTGGGAAAGTCTCGTCAATACTTGAAAAATTTATATTACTAGCCATTTATAACCTCTCTTGCTGGAAATGCGATGTATTTATCGCCAGCTTCGCCTACTACATTATCTATTATGGCGCGATCAACAGTATAGTTAATCATTTTAAAATCAAATCCTGAATGTTTAATATTTAATATTATATTATCAGCAGTACCAGGAACGCAATAACAAAGTGGTATCGCTTTAGTAAACCCTTGTTCTACTCCACTAAAAGTCTGAGGTGTCCTCATCCATAGTGGTAGATAGTTTCTTTCACTGTCACCGATATTTGCTATCTTTTTTTGTAAATTCTTTATACTATTTCCAAAGACATTTGATTTATTCTTATCGCTAACTAATTGTCCATCATAGTCAACTGTTATAACTCTATCCTGTATTTTAATATTTGATAATGCATCTAATGTCATAACATTAATATTATTATCAAATTTATCTCTATCAATGATATCTCTAGTACTTTGATCAACGGTTATCGGATGATTTAAAAATGCAGTATTGATATATTCTGAAATTGATACATTATTATTTTCTAAATTATCTACTATTTCTAAATAAACTAATTCATATACTACATCATTAGTTCCTGGAGTTTTAGCTATAGCTTTCTTTAAGTTTCCAATACGGAACTTCTTCTTTGATGATCTACTGAAAGCATAGATGTATGCTGAGAGATTTTTAGTTTCTATTCCAGGATAGAGTAACATCTTAAGTTCGTTCTGTATACCAAATTCAAGATCGCTTGATCTATACATAGACTTTGGTTCAAAGATTCCAGTGTCACTAAAGAACTCAGTTAGTTTAGATCTCATATCTGATTTCAGGAAAGGCTTAACATATAAATTACTATACAATTTATTGTTTGGAGTATTAATGTCTAGATTAAATGTTTTAGTAGTAGCTGATTCATTAAATTGATCTCTAGCTTCAACTGTAAATGTATAACTTCTATCAATAGTTGTAGTATGACCGTCTAATGTCATAGTGTTGTTATCAAATGTTATTAATCCAAAACTATCAGCTGTGGAAAATTGATTAACTTTTCCTTGTATAGTTCCGTCATTGAGCAATCTTAATCCAGGTGGAAGTTTTCCGCTTTTTAAGCTATATGTTAATATAGCATTTTGTACAGTAGTAACAGCGGTTACACTTAGATTGCTGATAAAGTTTGCATCTATCGAACCAAGATCGCCACTTGTTGTGAAATTTATTACACTATCGATATTACCAATAAGATCAACTGTAAATGTTCTAAGGCTAGGAACATTTGGAACAGATTGATCGTAGCTATATCTTAGTGCATTGATCGTAAATTTATAAGTTTTAGTAATAGCTGGTTGATATGGAACAGATCCATATACTTCTCCAGTTAATTGATCCAATACCATTCCAGGAGGTAACACACTAGGTGAACCGTCATCGTTTGTAGCTGCTAAAATGTATCCAATCTTTCCTTCTAGTGTAGCAGGATCAAAAACATCTAATATGATAGTTAGATAATTGTTAGCTCTAAGTCGTCCAATATACTTTGGTGTAATCCATATAGCTTTTCTCATATATGTATTATCTGCTGAGAATGTGTTTGTTCCTACGCATAATATTTCGTTATCAGCACGTAAGTAATCATCCCCAACTACGTAAATTTTAAATTCTCTATCAACATATCTTACACCATCGCTAGCCCTAACTTTAAATCGATAATACCGATTTAATTTTTTCGGAGCTCTATTTGGTATAGAATAATCATATGTTTGATTATCATAGTAAAAACTATCATAACCATTTATAGGTCTTACACCATAGTCGTAGCCGTATCTATCATAAAGTGTAGTATCATATTTTCCAAGATTACCTCCTGTTTCTACAGCCAATATTGGTGCTGTAAACCCATAAAGTCTTCCTGTCCTTGATAACGTAATACCGCCAGGCAATTCTCCGCCATTGGGGGGTATATAATAATTTAAGTATTTTCCGTTAGGTAAATCATTGTCAAATGCATCTAGTTGGAAATCAATAAGTGAATTGTCTAATACATAATAGTGATGATTGTTTCCAACTGGGAGAGATCCAGGTTGGGTTCCCCATATTATTGATTGATTCTCGCTAGTGATTTTAATAGTAAACGTTCGATCGGTTATTCCTTCTAGATTTGTAGCACGTAATACAAATCTAAATGTAGATGATCCAACAACAGCAAATGGTGTTCCTACTATATTTGATCCTTCAAGTCTAAGCCCTCCAGGAAGTTTTCCAGTTATAAGAGCAAAGTCTATTTTTTTAGGCCAATTAAAATTACCATTATCAGTAATTGGAGTTCCCCAATAACTTGGCCCTACGATATACGGATATACTGGAAATGTAGGATTGTTAGGATCAATAGTAACAAAATATGCCTGTATACCACTAGGATATTCTGGAGTTTTACAGAATCGTGTATTATATTGATCTAGATCTCCTGATCCACCTACATATTCATAATCCTCGATATATGAACCGTCTGATAAATTTCCATTAGCTCGACGTGTCGTCTTAAGTTGATAACTTGATGTGATTATCCTTATTCCGCTATTTGCATCAAGAGGATTGTTGTAGCCGTATGGGCCATAAATTGGTAACCCATCAAATGCATATCCTATTATCGGACTATGATGTAGAGGGTCTTTAGTATAAAGTAGCGATGGATCAAAATGATAGAAAAATTTATTATCTGATTCAATTATACCTGATCCATCAGTGAATGAATAAGGATCAGGATACATAACTTTATTTTCTGTATATTTGGTTCCGTTGAATGTTGTAGTTTTTCCTGAATTAGGACTACGGAACGGAACACCATTTATAGCCACTCCAATATCGCCTAATGCTGCAATTGATTTTTTTGGTCTCGATAGTGGTGGTCTTAATGCAGGAAATTTAAACACATATGATTGTGGTAAAGGGTCGTATTGTATATAACTTTCAAAGGTGCCACCACCGTCTGCAATAACGTAGTTTCCAGTTATTAAGGATCCACCACCGTCTACATTAATTGTATTAGCACTATCACCGCCGTCGATAATTGTACTGTTTAACCATTGTGTAGTTGGAACACCATTACTTTTTATAAAAACTTCATTGAGTGTAGCATATTTTTCAACATTACTTGAGAATGCAGTCCACGCTTTATAAATTGTAGATGTGAATGTTTGTTCGCTTAAATCGTCTGTATCTTTTACTTTTAGACTTATAAGGGGAACACCGTCTAGGCCGAGAGTTTTTCTTTCTAGAAAAGTTCCTAAGCTACTATTTGATGGTTGTGTTACGTCCCAAACAGGTTTTGACATTATTCTAATACCCCTATACGATATTTATCGTTTCATCTGTATAGGTTAAGTGTCGTAATTATCACCAACTAGTTATACTTGGTATAGTTAATCGATACCAGATATCTATTGACCCATTAGTCCAATTTGCCGTACATACATACAAGTAATTTGTATCAGCCGCAACCATTCCAGCTATATCACCGCTAACACCTTTACTGCTAGATGGTACATTAGAATATCCTAATGATCCAGTATATCCAATTACAGTACTAGCTGATCCAGTATAACCTTTAGATCCTGTATAACCGGATCCACTATATCCAACTGATCCCCAATAGCCAATTACAGTACTTGCTGAACCAGTATAACCTTTAGATCCCCAATAGCCAACTGATCCAAAATAACCAACCGACCCGACAAATCCAGTATTACCTTTTGATCCAACAAATCCACTATCACCGCGTGGACCAACATCTCCTTTAGATCCCCAATAGCCAGATGATCCTGTATATCCGTCTCGCACGTTAGCATCTGATGTTAGATAGGTTAGATTTATCCAGTGAGTCATACCGTTACCAACTTTAACTTTATTGTTAGTAGTATCGTATGCTAGTTCACCGTTTAACAGAACTGGATTATTATTATACCAGTTCTGATAAGTGTCTCTGCGTATTTGGATTTTTACAGTCATTTTTATTTCCTACGTTTAATTCTAGTTCTAGGATAAGTTGCTCCACTAGTAGGTCTTGCTTTAAATGTTACCTTTGGAAATGTATAACCAATAGATTCTCTTTCTCTTTTATAATATAGGAAAAGATTAGGTCCAGAACTAATTCCAGTAGCTTGACCTAATTTACCTGTTTTAGTAATATATTCCTTAGCTTCAGCTTGTTTCATATCTGGATAGATTTCTAACGCACATGCTAATACACCACATACTTGTGGACTTGCCATACTAGTTCCTGAAAGTTTTACGAATTGATAGTCAACAAACGGGTTAGTTGATCGAAGATCATCTACACCATACTGATAATTTTGTACACTACTTATAATATAAGAACCTGGAGCCCATATATCAACTCCAGGCCCATAGTCACTATAGTATGCTTTTAAATCAGTAGCAGTTGTTACATTAATAGCTCCTACACATATGTTAGGCATATCAACATCTACCGCAGTTGGGCTACTTCCTCTATGATAATAATAAGTAAGACCACTCTTTGACTCCATTTCAAATGTGTTATCCCAGTCAGGACCTCCTGGTACATCGTGATACCAATTACCATTACCAGCTGCACCTACAAATATAATACCATCTGCTATTGCATCTCTTATATCGGCATCGAGACTTGCAAGTCTTTGAGGTATTCTTTCTCCTTCAAATATCCCCCAACTATTCAATTGCTCTGTAGTAAAATTCCCACTTTTAAATTTCCTCTTGTTTATCCCTAATTGTAAATCTATTTGATTCGGAATAGCTTCGTAAAATACATATTCAGATAACATTTTAGGATCACCTAATGTTCCGCTGTATCCAGGAGTGGCTTCTATTCTTATCCTAAATGTTCTATTTGGCGAAGTACCTTCAGTTCCGTAATATATTCTTTGCGTACTATTATCTCCGGATGCAAATGCAATTTTTGGAAGAAACACATGCCTAGCATCAGTATCGCTTTCGTCGTAGAAGCTTGTTCCACCGCCGAACAATAAAAATCCGTTAGTGGATACATATACTTTATTAAAAACATCTTTGAAATATTCTATATTAAATGGTAAATCTAAAGTCCAATATCCGTCATCATTTGGTGTGTCGTCAGATTTCCAAGCAGTTGCATGATCGGGCATAGTAGATTCTGTAAGAGAACCTGGCCCTAATAAAATATTTGGTATTTCAGTAACTGGTGCCGAAAATACATATTCTCCAAGAAAATCTAATTCAGCGCGATAATTTATATATTCAGACGGACAATCATGATCTAGTTTTATGTGATAATTTATATTGTCTGGAAGCCACACTGGCGAGCCAAGATCTAGTGTTGCTGTACTGGTATATCCTGGTATGCTAAAGCTTCTAGCATATCTGTCAAATCCAATATTATCATCATCATCTGTTATATAAAATCTTATAGTAATAAGTGTTGGTGTAGCAGACTGTGAAAGTATTCTAGGATATATATATCCTGGTCCTTTTACTATTACTTCTTGAGTGATGTGATTTATTTTTGGTGAGCCATAGTTCGGTTGATATTCTAGAAAATAATGCACATCATATGTGGAATTACCGATTATTCTACTTTTTGTACGAGTACTTGGGCCACTTGTCCATGATAACGAATCTGAAGCATTTGCTGATATGACATAACCGCGGTTATTTCCGGATGTAGTTATTCTATTTCCAACATTTTCATATCCTATTAATGATGAATATTTTCGATCCAATTCAGCATAAACTCCATACATTCCTCGATAGGTTTCTGGTCCTGATAATTCGTGGCGTACTCCTCTATAAGTTACGGCAGTAATGTCGTTATAAGTATACTCTCCCGGAAATAATGACATACCCCAACTGTTATTACATATAGTTGGATTTTTTCTTCCTGTATCAGGATTAATTGGTTTATTTGCATGGAACGCTCTTACATAATCTATACAATAAGAATATGCTTCATTATATGATGTAGCTAATTCACCGCCAGCATAATATTTTATATTATATATATTAGCATCTCTAGCCCAACCTTGGGTGTTACCTGCAACTGTTCCTGAAGTGTGTGAAGCATGGACATCCTCATCGAATGTATATGCTGATTCGGCAGGTACACCCTTAACGATTGGATTATATAGTGTATACCAATCAATCTGTTTCATCCTAGGGTCACCAGTACCGTCTGCATTTGCTGCATATTCAGGATGATATGGAACAGGGTCACCTCCATCAACCATAACAACATCGACATTTTTTCCTGTTTGTGCTAGGTCAATAGTACCAGTAGCATTGTAACTTGGAGTATTTCCAGCGATTGGCCAATCTGATCTTGCTTGTCCTTCATAACATCTTAATAATCCCCAATTTAAATGTTCCGAATATGTTGTAACAGATTTATTCCAATTCGTAGAAGATTGTTTTTTTGTAGAAAATAGATCTGCTTTTATTCCAGTGTGTCTAGGATGCAATTCTATTGATTCTATCCTAGGATCAGATTTTAAAAAGTTAGCTTCATTTGATGATAAAAGATATTGAGTACTTCTACTTAATGGTCTTTTTGCAGTACATGTTATTTTTCTATTTAATAGTAGACTTTCAGACTCCATTTCATTATAGAAAGAATCTAGATCATTAAAGTTTTTTAGAGTGATTATATACTCATTTCTATAATTTATTTCATCATCTATTGCAATAATTTTACTATGTGGCCATAGATTGTTATCATCCATATTATACCTCCAAGCATACTAGAGTTATTGCTGTATTTTCTGATTCCATATCACTATAGAAAGAATCTAGATCATTATAGTTTTTTAAGATAACTATATATTCTTTTTGATCTTCTATTTTGGAGTCACGAGTTAAGTATGTTATACTATTGTTAATTGGGATCATTTTTATTTCCTACGTTTAATTCTGTGTCGTGGATAAGTTGGTCCACTAGTAGGTCTTGCTTTAAACGTTGTCTTTGGAAATGAATTACCCGTTAGTTCTCTTTCTCTTTTATAATATAGGAAAAGATTAGGCGATCCATTAATATCATTAGGATCTGCATATCCAGTTCCTGTTGGAGTTAGCTGATCTATCTTAGCTATTTTAGTAATATATTCTTTAGCTTCAGCTTGTTTCATATCCGGAAAAATTTCCAAAGCACAGGCTAATACACCACATACTTGTGGACTTGCCATACTAGTACCTGATATTTTTCCAAACTTATAATTAGAATTTCTAGGATCATTTACTAATGTTACACCAAACCCACTATGTAATGAGCTTATTATGTAATGTCCAGGAGCATATATATCAACTCCTGGGCCACAGTCACTAAAATTGACTTTTCTTTCTTCGGCTGTAAAGTCAATTGCTCCGACACATATATTAGGCATATCAACATCATTTGCTGTTGGGCTTGTTCCTCTGTGTATATAATAAGGATGATTTACACTATCAGGGTATCTTGCTGCCATTTCGATTGAGTTATCCCAATCAAGTCCGCCGGGAACATCATGATACCATCTACCATTACCTGCTGCTCCAACAAATATTACACCATCGGCTATTGCATCTTTTATATCATGATCTAATGATGCAATTCTTTGAGGTATACGTTGTCCTGCAATAATCCCCCAATCGTTTAATTGCTGTGAGGTAAAAGTTGCATTTGAATGTTGTTTACCGTTTACACCTATTTGTAGATTTATTTGATTATTTGTAGATTCAATAAATGTATATTCGTATACTATTCCTGGGCTATCTAAAATTCCAGAAGCAGTTGGAGAACCTTCGATTCTTATCCTAAATGTTCTATTTGGAGATTCATATTCTGTTCCGTAATATATTCGTTGTATACTAGTATCGCCAGCAGCCATCATGATTTTTGGTGAATGAGGATTGTTGGGTCCTAATAATTGATATTGACTAGAACCATCACCAAACGTCAAATAATTATTAGTTCCAACATAAACTGTGTCGTAATCAATTCCTAAATATCTTACAGTAAATGGTAAAGATAATTCCCACCATCCGTCGTCGTTTGATCCTGTGCTTGGATATAGTGATTCTGTGAGCGAAGCTTCTCCAAGTAATTCGTTTGTTATTTCAGTTACTGTTACGTCTATTACTGATCTATCTACACTTTGTACAGCATAAGCATAAGCAGCTAAATATCCAGTACTTCCAGGTGCCTGAGATACTGTTTGATTAAATGTTATTGTGTATATTTCACCGTCAATTAACTCGTGTTCAGTTCCATATATTATGTCTGCGTTATTACCACCTACTCCAGTTTGAGTTTCGCTCCATGTGTTTACTACATTACTATTACTGTCAGTTATAATAACTTGACCTGTAACTGTTACTGATCCAGTTGAAACTGATGCCGAAATTTGACTATCAATATGAATATTGGCCGGCCCTTGTACAGTTATAACAGACGTAGTTACTGGAACACCAAACCCTATATAATAAATCATACTCTTATATGGTGGAGATGGAGATCCTTCATATACCCATTCCTGCGGATATGATACAAAGGTACCTGCATCAGGTACAATATCTCCAGTAGTAACGATCATATTTCCGGTGTTTTCTTTTCCTACAAGATCTGCAAGTTTTTCATCTGCGCTATAAACACCATATAGACCGTCATAAATTGGTGTTCCTGCAGGCGGAGTGTGTCTTACACCTCGATATGTTACAGCAGTAATATTACTAAATGTCCAATCGGTTGGAAATAATGACCAACCCCAGCTATTATTAGTAATCGTTGGATTTTTTCTTCCTGTAGCTGTATTGATTGGCTTGTTATTGTGGAATGCTCTTGCATAATCCATAACATAGGAAAATGCTCCTTCGGTAGTTAGTTCATTATCTCCACCAGCTGCAAGATAAAGATTGTATATATTAGCATCTCTAGCCCAGCCTTGGGTATTTCCTGCTACAGTTCCAGATACGTGTACTGAATGTGCATTACTAGAATAAGAATATGTACTTGGGGAAGAACCTTTAACTATTGTATTATATTGATACCAATTAAATGGTATCATTCTAGTACCGCCAGTTCCATCTGCATTTTTTGCATATTCAGGATAGTTAGGGTCAGGATTACCAGCATCAATTATAATAACATCAACATTCTTTCCTGTTTGTGCTAATTTAACAGTTCCACTTTGATTAGTAGTTCCATCATCTCCCCAATTTGATCTTGGAGTACCTTCGACACATCTTAATAATGCCCAATTGATCATATTACTATCTATGGAACTTGATTTATTAAAATGTGTTGATGTTTGTTCTTTTGTAGAAAATGTATCAGCTTTTAATCCTAGATAGCGAGGATGTAATACTATTGTTTCGATTCTAGAATCTTTAGATATTTTTAGATATTCTTTTCTAGTTAACATATATTGTGTATTACGACTCATTGGCCGACGTTCTGCACATATTAATGCTCTTTCAGGTATCGAACTAGAAGAAGACCCTTCGGATTCCATTTCGTTATAAAACGAATCTAAATCGTCGAAACTTTTTAGAGTTATTATGTATTCTTTCTGTTCGATATCTGCGATAGGTAACATTTATACCTCCAAGCATACTAGAGTTAATGTGACTGTAATTGTTATACTACCTCCGCTTAGATTTGTTACCTTTATCGGTATAGCATCTGTTGCTGGCGATTCGTCACTAAATCCTATAGTTCCTGGACTTAATTTGATAGTCTGTGATCCTGTTGTAATAGCTTCTGCTATAACTCCACTACCAGGTGTTGGATCTGTATTTTGATCACGGCTCGCATCTGCTGTTCTTGCTGCGGTACTATCGTATACAACAACCCATGCTGCTGCCGATGTCTGTATCTTATATAGTCCATATCCTATGAATCCAGTTATAGAATATGTTCCGCTAGCTTGATCTGCTAAACTTGCCGTAGTTACATTGGCGGTTGTCCTGCTTGTAAGCCCAGACCCGCCACTACTAGATGAACCAGTGTAACCAGTACCACCTATTGATCCAGTAAATCCAGTAGCACCTGAACCAGTATAACCAGTATCACCTATTGAACCAGTATAACCAGTATCGCCTATTGAACCAGTATATCCATTACCGCCTATTGAACCAGTATATCCATTACCGCCTATTGAACCAGTATATCCATTACCGCCACCACTAGATGAGCCAGTGTATCCGACATCACCAGCTCTAGCATGTTGTAATATCAATGATTGGGCATTAGTTGGCATTACAGTGCCGCTAATATACGAGACACCAATTGTATAATATCCGGTATTCGAAGTTACTGATGTTATAGAATAAATTAGATATGCTGATGAATATGTAAGGTAATCACAAACAACTAAGTATCCTTTTACAGGATTATTACTATTTCCCCATGATGATATGAAAGAAGATAGATTTGTTCCGCTGCTATTACTATTAGAGATATAGATGTTTGTAACACTTGCTGCTGAACTGTTGTTAAACTTTAAATCACCATTAGCTGGAGTGTTTACTGGTGTTGTAGCTGTGTTAAAATTATATCTGTAACCATCAGCAATTCCTCTTGAACCACTGTAACCTATTGATCCCGTATAACCAGTAGCACCTGATCCAGTGTAGCCAGTAGCACCTGACCCAGTATATCCAGTAGCACCTGATCCAGTGTAGCCAGTAGCACCTGACCCAGTATAGCCTACTGACCCAGTGTATCCATTACCTCCACCACCTCCAGTAGCGTCAGTTAAATAACTTAAACTTCTCCAGCTAGTAGTGCCGTCACCAATCTTAATCTTATTATTTGTAGTATCATACGATGGTTCGCCAAGTGCTAAAGTTGGATTAGCATCATACCAATTTTGGTAGGTATCCCTACGTAATTTAATCTTCACACTCATTATACTGATCCCCCATCAAATTCAAATGTATAAACTGTTGTTGTAGCTGATCCGTTATCTGCTAGATAATTATAGCCATCTGTAGATCCGCCGCCTTCGATTTCACTAACACTATTTATTAATTCCGGAAGATCATCAAATGCCGACCCCCCATCAAATTCAAATGTATAAACTGTTGTTGTAGCTGATCCGTTATCTGCTAGATATGTATAACTATCAACTGTTACACCACCATCTATTTCACTAGCAGTATTTGATATTTCTAAAAGATCCGATAAAGTAATATTACCTAAATCTACGCTAAAAGATCCCGGAGAGGTAATCGATCCAAGATCAACAGTTATTGCTTGTAATATAAATTCTATAACATTTATATCTATAGAGTTTATATTTCCAAAATCAATATCTCCTAGATTGTTACCACTAACATTTCCTGTTAAATTACCAAAGAAATTGCCGTAAAAAGTTGGAGCATCAACACGCTTATTAAAAACAAACTTGTCATCAGTTGATGTATACGTTAATGTCTTATCGTTAGATCCTTTGATCGTAATACCTGCACCATCAGCAGTAATATCACTAGGAGTATCTACTTTTGCTAAAGTAATATTCTTATCTACTACATCTAATGTAGTAGAATTAATTGAAGTAGTTGTTCCATTAACTGTTAAATTGCCATCTACTCTAACATTATTAAATTGTACATTACTAGTGGTACTAACAGGTTGCCCAATACTAATTGCTGTACCGCTAACTGAAACACCTGTACCAGCAGTAATTACAGTTATATCAGAAGACCCGTCAAATGCTACTCCTTGAATATTTTTAGTAGCATATAGTTTAGTTGCTGTTGACGTATTACCAGTTACATTTCCAGTAACATTTCCAGTTACATTACCTGTATGAATTCCAGTACTATTACCTGTTAAATCACCAGTTACGTTACCTGTTAAATTTCCTGTAACATTTCCAGTTACATTACCTGTATGAATTCCAGTACTATTACCTGTTAAATCACCAGTTACGTTACCTGTTAAATTTCCAGTAACATTTCCAGTTACATTGCCTATTAAGTTACCATTAGTTATATTATGGCTATTAAGATTTAAGTCACTAGTTATTGCTACGGCAACTACAACTGAATCTCCAGAGTAAGTTAATGATATGTTACTTCCAGATGATAATGATCTAAATTTAAGATCACTTGCAATTCTTTCTTTGAATAATCCTAGACCAGTTCCAATATTACTAGCACTAATCTGTCGATTATTAAGTTCATCAAAATTGTCATTTACTTTAACAAAAGCAGTTCGTAGATCATCACCGGATCCATCATTGATACCACTACCAACATTTATTACTTTTATAGCCATCTATTTCCTGCCCTTGTTATATTTATTAGTGTTTGCCTACTAACACTTCTACCAAACCAACTCGGCTTGAATCATAATTTCCAAGAGCCTTACCAATAATGCTGCCAGCTTTAGGATCGTCACTTACCATAGCAACACCTGGTACCATGCTTACTACTAATAGATCACCTTTTCGCACAGTTCCAACAACTCTACAAGGTACACGCCCTTGTAATGCTATTGCTAATTTTATACCTTTACATTTCTCATTCATAATAAAGGCAGGATTTTTTGAAACTACTCCAGCAACCTTAGTATTTCCTTGACCTTTAGCAATAGTGATTTCTTTATCTCCGCCGATCATTACTACTGTTCCGTAATCGTAACCATTGTCTGCTTCATAATATTCTGCTAAGTCAGCATAAGTTGCAGTCAATCTGCTATTACCAACAAGTGACCATCTTCCAGTAATAGTACCAGTTGTATCTTCATCACCTGTTGTAATTGCTCTAGTTTCAATAGATCCGTTGAAACTAGCTGTTATAATATTAGCTCCAAAGTTTCCGCTAGCATCTCTTTGTACTATAGTATTACTTCCAGTTTCAACTGCATAGCTAATAGTACTAAAAGACGCTGTAGAGCCTCTTGCTATTAAACCGGCAGCTGGCAATGTTATTGCTGAATCTAAAGCATTAGCAAACGTTACCTTTGATACGTTTGTTGTAGCTCCGGAATTATTGCCTAATACATATCCATCGCCAATTGTTTCAAGTTTTCCAAGGACAATACCGTTATCTGCTAGACTCACATATCCACTAGTAGCAGTAAAATTCCCGCTATTGAAACTAGATATACCCTTTGTAGCAGCACCTGATGTAGCAGCAGCGGTAGCATCACTAAGACTTAATTTACTCTGTACAATCGCAGCACTGCTTGAAATCATACTATTGGTTATCTTATCAGAACCAATAGTACTAGTTGCTGTATTTCCACTTATAGCAAAAGTAACATCACCTGCCTGAGCACCATTGACCCATTTAGCCCCATTATATATGAAAAGATTGTTATTTGCAGGACTTGTTATAGTTACATCACTAAGCTCACTTAACTGATCTTTAGTAGCTATAGCATCAGCAATCGCACTATCAACATATCCTTTAGTAGTAGCATCAGTTGTGTTTATAGGACTTCCTAACCCAATCACTCTAGAATTATTCATTCCAATATTACTATTTGACACTAAAATACCAGACGTTGTTGTTGTTGATAATGATGTTGTTTCAGTTACTAAGTTCCTATAAGTTATTGTACTTGAAGTAACTGATGATACTAGTACCCATTGATATCCAGTCATAGTTCCTGTATCTGTAATAAGAGAAACTGCTACACCACCAAGAGTTAGACTTAGAGTAATATTTCCGGATCCGATTGTTTTTACATAATATGTAGTCCCACTAGTTAAATTACCAAACCCAGTACCAGTAAATATTATCTTATCATTTACTGCTAATTTTGTAGTACTTGATATACTGATTGTATTAGTTGTTACAGTAGTAGCTGTTGCAGTAAAAGAAGCTGTTTGGAAATTCCCGTATGGAGAATTTATACTACTTAATCTTATATAATCTCCGGCCATAATAGCATGTTCGAGATCAAGAGTTACAGTATATGAACTAGTAGTCCTACTTACGTTTGATATAGTATGATCAGTAGTAGAAGACATAACAAAAGAATCTATGGATCTAGAAACTCCGCCACTTCTCCTAAAGAACGCATCTACATAGCCTTTATTAGTAGCATCTAAGCTAGTAGTAGGAGATGATAGATTTACAATTCTATGACTATCCATGTTCAATGAATTATCTGGATCACCATTACCGAATGGAGTTAGCCCATCGAGTGAAAGGAACCCTGGACCTAACTTCTGGCTTGAAATAGCATAAGATCCAGATGGTCCATTATATGTAAGACCTAATCTTCTGCTAACAAAGTCTGATATTGCCGATTCAACTGGAACAACTTTAGCTGAATGTCTTGAGAATGTTGGATCGGCACTAAACTCGTTGATTTCGAGCCCGTGTGTAAATCCTAAACCGTCTAGATTAGAAATTGATGTATTAGCAGCAAACTTTACAGTTCCAGTTCCTTGGTTAACGCTAAAGTACTTGCCAAATCGTATGTTACCATCTTGGTCTGTAGTAGCATAAAATACACGACCTTCACCTATTTCTCTTACTTCATTTTCCTGTCTTTTAGTATTAGCTGGAACACCGTAGATATTAGCTGGGATATTAGAATCAGCAAAGCTTCCAGTACCGATATCAACTAGATCGTGTCCAGTGGCTCTCATCAATGATATCTGTGTTGTAATAGAACCAGTCACTCCTGCATTAAACCCTGCTCTTAGAACTATTGGTTTATTTGGATAGTCTGATCGTAAAACACTCTTTCCTAATTGATTACCATAACCAGCATCTTTAAGTGATATAAAAGCTGAAGTAAGACCAACTGCTGCTGTATATCCTGATATTCCGAGTACCTTGCTTCCCCAACCAAATATCATGTTACCGCTATTAATAAGGACAAGTTCATCTACTGTAAAAGTTGATTCAACATCAATTTTAGTATCAGTAATCGCACCAAATACTCCACCGTCTTTTGGTGTTATAGTTATATAATTAAATGATTCATTGAGGTCCACAACCGCAGTGATTGGGTTAACATCATAATCAGGATCTGGAATATATTGTAATATATGATAAACATTGGTATCATCAGTGAATCTTAAAGCATTACTTGATCTTGTTGTATCTGTAGATGCTAGATCTTCTAATTCAAATTCTCTTAAGTTTCTTACTATAATACTAATAGAACTATTGGGTAGATCATATTTTAATGCTAGTGAATCTGTATTAGTATTTCCTGTTGTATCAAAGTTTAAAACATAAACTCCAGATGTTGATGTTTCTACTGCATTTTTAATAGCATATCTAGTAAAGCCCCCACCAGCACTAGTATGATCTATTTCTATTTCACTAGTAGTAAACGGAACATCGTATGGTTTTGCTGTTTTGTCATCGTTAGCTATTGTAACATATACTGCTAGATCTCCCTTTTTATTAGCATCTGGAAAATCCACTCCATAGTATGTTGGCAATATCTTAACCATTGGTTCTTTTAATGTAGCACCAGTTGGAACTTCAGTTGGATCTCGTCCTTCGGCACTTAACGCATACTTACCATAACCACATGATCCGTTTAAGCTTCGAATCTGTGCACCATTTAGTGCATAATATGCTCTATAATTATAGTAAGTAAACACGCTAACTGCTTCAAAGAATGCGTTATTAGTTACAAATATACCATAACCTAGATCATTGATTTGTGTAAAGTCACTTGCTAGCATAGATCTATTACCAGCTGTTTGTATTTCAATTGTCTTAGTTGCAGGAGAAACTGGAGCTGTTAATAATACACCGTTTTTAGTATATGCATCAACGTCAGGTGTGCTTTGGCTTAGATATAATATATATGATCCAGAAACTGCCGGAACTACTGGTGTAATAAAGTCAATTTCAAATCTAACACCTTCATAAAAGAATGATGTTGGTAATTGCGGAACTCTTTTCGTAAGTCCTGTTACTGTTATTGTTGTTAAGCCAGATGTACTATTATATGATCTAGCAGTAATTGAACATTGTAGATTTCCAGTAAACGCATCAACAAATACACCACCTGCAAAGTGCTGCTTGTTTATGCTCTTAGCAAATGATGAACACTGTTGTATATATGGTGACTTAGTGAGGATCTGCCCAGCGGGATCGAGTACACACATAAATCCGCCATGTCCTTGTCCGCTCAATGTTCTAATTCTATTAGAATCATTCAACATGAATACATCCATCTCGTCATTTTTTAATGGTTTATTAATAGATGGATCTTCATTAAGTATGTCCTTCATTAACAGTATTAAACTATTAATAGTTGTTTCAAAATCAGTTTCGCTAGGAGAGTAAGATGGGAATCCAAATTTTGGAGTACCAGTTGAACGTTGATTATCTGACGAATCCCATAACTGTTTTATTATTCTTTTTACAATAGTAGATAAGCGAGTCAATGCATCTGTTAGATAATTATTTGTATTATTGACCACTAGTAATGCACTAGGATTCATAAAGAAACTCATAGCAGCTTCTAATGATTTGCTATATCCACCGTACATTAAATCAAAACCTAAAGCATCAACTATTGACCCAATATCTCTATGACAAAGTTCCTTTTGTTCTGTAGTAAGAACAAGTCCAATATATGGAGATACATTATGAGCTATCTGATAATCGATATATGCTACCATTTCATCTTGTATGAATGCTCTGTTAGCATGTAATATTTTTAGAGACTTTGTAAACCCACCTGGGCTTGTAACTGTCTTGCTGTAAAAACTTTTAGTTGAATCAGAAAGATAGTGATAGCCAAACGGTTGTTCACTATCTTGTGTTACTTGTAATCCATCAATGATAGGGTCTCTTCTAAAATAAGTATCACTCCATATGCTACAGCTTATACCTGGTCTTGGACGTATAATAACTCGACGTAGATCGTCACCGCATATAGAAACATTATTAGGAACACGTATTGGGAGATTTTCAAAATATTCTCCACTCTCGATGTAGATAGTAATATCTTTAGCCTTTACAGCTTCACCATATTCAAGTTCCTCATCTTCTATAAATTCTGGTGAATTTGGAGTATAATGGACTTGATAGTTTTCTGTTCCAGCACTAACATTGATAGATCCAATTAGATCAATTACTACAGTAGCACCACTTGTAGTTCCTCTTATTAAATGGCCAGCTCTAACATCAAGAGAAGCAACATTGTTTGGAGTTCCTCGCATATCAGTACCACTAGCGATATTACCATTAGTAATAGTTAAGGTATATTCAGTTGTACTTCCGTTATTGAGCATTATATTATCTACAACTGATCGATATGTACTACTACCATAGAATATTGGCTTTTGATAAGGACCTAATTCGTTTGCTGCATCTTCTATTATTTTTATTGCTTTAAAGCAAGCTTGATTGACGCTTTTAAAAGAATAAGCTAGAGCTCTTCCTCTTTTTTCGTCTGGTACATTGAATCTAAAATCATCACCATTCGTACTGACATATAGGTTAACTACGCTAGAAAAAGATGTAGTATCAACATATAGCTTAGTAGCTGCTTGTAGATCATCGTCTCCGTTTGGAGAGCCTTGTCCAGCAATATCACCGGGGTGGTCAGATAGATATAACGGAGCAGTCATTGTTCTGTTAGCATCAGACCCACCGAGTGTAACAACTTCTTGTACTCTTGGAACTTGGGTTCCTGTAGCACCTGCTGGAACAATTAATGCACCGGTCATAGTATCGCCAGAAACGTTGACATAGTTTAGATTAGCAAATCCTCTAGTTATAGCAAAGCTATCAGTATTTGTTACTCCATATTCTGCTAGCTTTGTAACGTCAGTCTGATCACCGTCTTTTAGATTAAAAATTGTAAATAGGTTTCTGGCATTAAGATCACCACCAAGAACAGGAGTACTGTCATTAATAATTTGCCCACCTTTACTCCTTAGAATAATCTTACCCGGAGTAGCATAATCAAGTGTTATTCCATCACCTTGAAGAGTCTTTGGTAATATTTTCTGTCCTACAGGATCAACCATGAATATTGTATTTGCTACAAGATCAGCATCGTATTCGGATAGACTAGTAAATGATAATCCTGCTACAATACCAGCAGCTTTGTAGATTTCATCAAAATTTTCATTAACTTTAGTAAATGCTACTCGGATTGGATCGCCAGTAGCATCATTTCCTTCAAGACCTATATTGATTTTCTTAACTGACATGATATCTCCGTTCTATACAGCAATGCTTGTGCCACATCCGCAACTTGATTTGGCGTTTGGATTTTCTACAACTAGACTGCTACTAACAAAGTCGCTCTTGTAATCAATAGTACTACCAAAAAGGTAAACTAGACTAGTACAATCTACAATTAATTTCTTATTGTCATTTAACTCGATGAATTCATCTCGTTCTGGTGTGCCATTCTTGGCATAGAGATCTTCATCAGCTGGTTCCCAGAAATATTCAAAGCCAGCACATCCGCCGCCTTTTAATCCAAAAACCAAATATGGTTTATCCATGTTCTTGAGAACGTTTGTGATATGTGTTTTAGCTGAATCGGTAACATTTATAATCATCATGATATTTATTCTAAGTCCTTTGAAAGATTTTTTTCGTCTACTCATATTTATCACTAAATATTTCTACTCGATTAAAGGAGAAAAGTAAATGGATATTGAGACAGTTATCGTAGGTATTGTCGTTTTGGCACTAGTTGGTGTTATGTATAGATACTGGCCAAAGGGCAAGGGTCTAGATGTCAACGAAGATGGCAAGGTTGATGGTGCTGATGCTAAGGCTGCTGTTGAAGTAGTTGCAGCAAAGGTTGTTGAAGAAGTTAAGATCGAAGCTGCTAAAGTTGAAGAAGTTGTAGTTGCCGAAGTTAAGAAGGTTGCTACAAAGGCCAAGGCAAAAGCCAAGGCTGTTGAGGCCAAGGCTGAGGAAGTTGTAGTGGCTGCTGTTAAGAAGGGCGGACGTCCTAAGAAATCAGCTTAATACTAGCTAGATTTTTACACTTCGATTCACACATGATATCGAAGTCATCACGAAACTGAAGAGCCCACTGATTAACTGCTGTATTCCAGTAGTAGTTAGAATGGGCTCTTAATTTTTGTTTCTTATAGCCCTGTTCTAACAACAGATTCATATCCGGCATTACATCGAGTGGATGGCCAACCAAATCAGCCTCGCGGCTGACGCTGTAATGTAAAGTAGGCCGTACACCGCGCCAGCTGTCCACCACCAATCTCGTGCGGTCATCCGTGGGTTGAATGTATTCCCCTGTTTTGATGAAATGATGGTGGATATCCAAAACGATAGGAACGATATCACCAATAGCGAGACAATCATCAAGTCCATGTTTATTCTCCTCATTCTCGATAGTTATGGTATTACGAGCCTCAGGACTCAGCCGACCTAATACCTTTCGTATGCCTTCATGGCCTTGTTTGCCAGCGATATGCACATTACACTTAAAGTCTTGGAACTTTACACCGTAGCCCATCCAACGGATCATGTCTACGTGATATTCAAACTCTTCTATCGAACGCTCAACAACATCTGGGCGATCACTTGCCAACACTGTGAACTGGCCAGGGTGAAAACTGAGACGCACATCAAGAAGACGAGCCACTCGTCCAACTTCAGCAAGTTTTCTTTCAGCATAGTTTCGTACACCTGGTTGATTGTAGAAATAACCAAAACTTGGCTCTGTATATACAGGAAGCACATCGCTCCCAATTCGAACCATCCTAAAATGCTCATCTAATCCTCC